CCGCTCCCCCCGGCGCCCCCCCCGCCCCCCCCCCCTTGGGGCGGTCTCCCCCTCCTGGGTCCGCGGCGCCATCCGCACCGACCTGTCCCGCCGCGAGGGCGTCGACCTGATCGACGTCCCGGACAGCCGCATCGACGCCTGGTTCCGCAGCCGCGGCGTGAACGCCCAGTTCGTCTACGACTGGCAGGCTCTCGGCGGCGAGGCCGGCGCCTTCAAGGTGTGGCCCGGCAGCCTGAAGTTCCTGCTCTACTCGGCCGGCACCTTCGTCAAGGGCAGCCAGGACGTCATCACCCTGGACACCGTCTACGACTCGGTCCTGCTCGGTCAGAACGACTACACCGCCCTGTTCACCGAGGAGGGCTACCTGGTCGCCAAGCGTGGCCACGACGCCCGCGTCGTGACCGTCCCGCTCAACCCGAACGGCGGCACCGGCACCGGCATCAAGCTGCTCGCCAACGGCACGGCTGACCCGGCCAAGTGATGACTCCGGGGCGGGAGGCGGCAAGGCCCCTCCCGCCCCGTGACCTCACTCAGCCACAGCCGTCCAGCAAGGAGGACAGATGCCCATCATCGCACCGAAGCAGCGGGTCAGCGCCCCCGCTGCCACGCCCCTGCCGGGCGGGCTCTTCTCCCAGTTCGCGCCCATCGAGGACTCCTCGGTGCGGTGGGAGAACGGAGTCACCTGGGAGGACGTCGAGCGCGCTCAGCTCGGCGCCATCGGCCAGTGGCAGAGCCCCGGCACAGTTCCCGGCCTGCCGAAGACCCTGACCGACCCGAAGTGCCTGACCCTGGAGTCGCAGGCCCCGCTCACCGTGTACGCGGCCTACCGCACCACGGCCCTGAGCCACTCCCCTCAGGAGGCCACCCAGATCGCCGCCTCCCGGCTGCTGCTTCAGGAGGAGCACGCCGTCGAGCAGGCACTCTGGAGCGGCGCTCCGAACCGCGGCCTCGGCCTAGGCAAGGTCCGCTCCTACGCCGCCAAGGGGGCCGGCAAGCTCGATATGCCTCAGGGCCTCGCTGCGCTGGAGCACTACGCCGCGCAGTACGGGGCTCAGCCGACCCTGCACATCCCGCGCCGCCTGGCCAGCCTGATGGCTAGCGCCAAGCTCATCAAGACCGGCCGTGACGGGCGGTTCGAGACCCGCCTGGGCACTCCGGTCGTGGTCGGGGCCGGCTACCCGGACGAGATGCCGATCGTGGCCACCGGCCCGATCGTCCTCTACCGCGGGGAGGCGTTCACCTCGACCAACGGCGCCGGCGGGTTCGACAAGGGTCAGAACGACGTCACCGGCGTGGCCGAGCGCCAGTACGTCATCGGCTTCAACAAGTGGGACGCGTTCCGGGTGACTGTGGACGCCGGTATCCCGCAGCTTGACCTGAAGGCGGCGGAAGAGTGATCTCCCGCGCAGCATCAGTCGCCCTGGCCGTGATCGCCGCGGCCGCGGTCTACACCATCACTCAAATCACGTACGAAGGAGAGCGCTGAACCATGGCGAAGACGCACTCATACACACCGGTGCTGGGGAAGCGCATCCGCGTCACCCCTCTGGACACCTGTGGCAAGTTCGACAAGGCCCAGCACAAGCCGGTGGCCACCTCCGGCTTCGTGTCGATCAAGCTGGCCGCTGAGGTCGAGGACGGCACGGAGATCACGGTCCGCAAGGCCGACGGCTCCCTGTGCGTCAACGAGAAGCAGTCGAACACCTTCAAGTTCTTCTCGGTCGAGCTGGAGTTCTGCGGTGTGAACCCCTCCGTCCTGGACATCGTGACCAACGCCACGAAGTACCTGGACCACGCGGGCGACACCGCCGGCTTCAAGGTCGCCTACGGCAAGATCGAGAAGAAGTTCGCGCTCGAGCTGTGGACCGGCCTGTCGGGCCAGGCCTGCGCCGAGGGCGCTGAGGACGCCAGCGGCTACCTGCTGCTGCCGTTCATCACCGCCGGAACCATCGGCGACATCGAGGTCAACGGTGAGGACGCCATCTCGTTCTCCATGACCGGCGCCGTCACCAAGTCCGGCAACGCCTGGGGCACCGGCCCCTACGACGTGGTCAAGAAGGCCAAGGCCGGCGGCGGCGGCTTCGACAACGCGAAGCTGCCCACCCCGCTCGACCCGCTCGACCACCTCCTCATGATCGACACGGCTCTCGCTCCTCCGCCGGACAGCGACCAGCCCGTCACCGTCGCCTGAGGCACACCATCACCCTCAGAGGCACTGACAGCCCCGTAGAGCGCACAAACGCCCTGCGGGGCTGTCACCATACCGGCGTCACGTGAAAACGCCTCTATGTCTCTTAGGCGGCCCCTATGGGTATACTCTTCCGTGCGGGCACCGCCTATAGCCGGCGGCGTAGCCATCCCGCGCCACGTACGCGCTGTAGGAGAGGGCATGGAAGAGATCGAGAGAGGCTACGGGCCTGGGGACTGGCCGGTCTCCTACAGCGCGTGCGAGGACCTGAAGGAGTACCTGGACGAGGCCGGTAGGCCCGAGCAGCAGCACACCTTCGAGGCCATGGCGACTCAGCTCCTGTGGGAGTGGACCGGTCGCCGGTTCGGGACCGACATTGTCACGATCCGTCCCGAGCCTGCCGACTGCGTGCCGCCGCCTACCTACCAGTCCCAGGATTATCTGAGGAGCTTCCTCCCGTTCCGCCTGGGAGGCGTACTGCACGACGTCGTGTGCGGCGTGTGCGGGCCCCACTGCACGCACACCTCAGGGACCCCGGCCATCCGCCTGCCTGGGAACGTCCACCGAGTGCATCAGGTCACTATCAACGGCAAGGTGCTACCTCTGGGTGCGTACCGGCTCATCAACCACTCCGTGCTCCAGCTCACTGGACGCACCTCACCGGCCGGCCCCGATGTTCCGCTTGTATTCCCCTCGGTACAAGACCTCTCTCGGCCGACGACCGAGGAGAACACGTGGGAGATCCGCTACTCGCAGGGCGTTCCTGTCCCAGAGGGCGGACAGGTAGCCGCCGGCGTGCTCGCGCTTGAGCTGGCCAAGGCCGCCTGCATGGACCGAGACTGCGCTCTCCCGGCTCGCCTTCAGTCGGTCACCAGGCAGGGCGTCACCGTCCAGGTGCAGGACGACTTCGACGAGATGCAGGAGGGCCGTACCGGCATCTGGCTGGTCGACTCCTGGGTCGCCTCGATCCGTAAGCCGCGTCAGGCCGCTAGGGCCTACAGCCCCGACGACTACGTGCGCCGCCAGCCCTCAAGCCTGCGTGGCGGGGTGATCTGGTGAGCCCGGCGCCCCGCCTCCCCCGTCGCAACCGCGCCCAGAGCGAGGATTACGCGGACCTGTCGGGCCACGCTGCCTCCCCGACGCCGTCGGTCGTTCACTCCACCGCGCTCGCCCTGCTCAAGGGCGGTGCTCAGGCCCTATCGAACGCTGTATCGCAGGCGTACGTCGCCCCGGGGGCCGAGGTGGCGTGGGACGAGTGCTGCGCGGGGCACCTCTACGTCCGCACCGTCTCAGTCTCCCCGGTCTTCGGACCCCGCGCCGCCGACGGCGAAGCGTGCTCGGTGCGCTACTGGGCGGCTACCTACGCCCTCGGCACGCTGCGCTGTGTCGAGGTCGTGGACGACCGCGGCCGAGGGCCTCGCCCCTTCGACCTGACCGCCGACGCGGCGGTGCTACACCAGGACATGGCTGACCTGGGCAGGTTCCTGACGTCGTCCACGAACGCGGACGCCATGGACTGGTCCGCGTCCGGCCCCGACGGCGGTTGCGTGGCTGGCGAGTGGACCTTCACCGTCCGGCTCAACTGCCCGTAACTCCGGGTAAGGTGTGAGATGGTTCACGTCAACGTCCGGTTCAAGGGCCCCATCCGTGAGGACAAGGTGGCCCAAATCACTAAGCAGGCGGCTCTGAAGGCGTCCAGACGCACCCAGGGCCGGATCCAGCGCAACATCCGCGCCAAGGGTCGGGTCAACTCGGGCCGTATGGTGAACTCCGTCACCATTGAGAGAGTCGCCGGCAAGCACCCGCTGAACCCGACCTTCGAGATCGGGGCGCGTACGCCGTACGCCGCCTATCAGGAGAAGGGCACGCGGGCGCACGGTCCGGTCAGGGCTCAGCGCATGGTCTTCACCCCGAAGGGGTCCTCGCAGGCCGTCTTTGCCAAGTGGGTCAAGGGCATCACGGGCGCCCACTTCGTGCGGGACGCGCTCCGTCTTATCAAGCCCCCTGACTTCCATTAGAATCGCCTCATGGCTACTATCACGATCCCCGGCAAGACCCGGAAGTCCATCACCGTTGACCTGGTCGGTACCGAGTACAAGGTCCGCCCCCCGAAGGCGTCCGTCGCCATCTTCCTGTCCCAGGCTCTCAAGGACGCCGACGAGGACTCTGAGAAGATCCTCGACGGCCTGGCCAAGTGGTGCCACGTCCTCTTCGGCAAGGAGACCGGCGCCGAGGTCGTCAAGCGGCTGAAGAACTCCGCCGACGACCTCGACATCCCCGACCTGACCGACCTCATCTCCGCTGTCATGGAGGAGGCTGGGGAGAACCCTCCTACGTGATCCGGCGCCTCCTGGCCTCGGCGTACGCGGAGTGGGACTACATCGACGGGTTCTGCCTCGGGCACGGGATCGACCTGGAGACCATGCCCCTGAGCCGGTTCTGCCACGTCATGTGGTGGATCCTCACCCGCAACGCCGAGGACGAGAGCGCTACCGAGAAGCTGAAGAGGGACCTGTGGATGCCTCCCAAGGGTGTAGTGGTCACCGATCCTCGAAGCCCCTGGTACTCCGGCAACGAGGCCTCAGGCTTCGGATCCCTTAAGTCGGCCCTCGGAATGTGACAGCACCTATAGGACACGCCTATGCGGGCGGTATCATGGCCACAGACAGGAGTAGGGCCGCGATGCCGCCCCCCCCACCTACCAGGCGGGGGCGGGGGCCGCGGGAGCACAGAG